GAAGCCGTTGGCTACAACCCAGACCTTCATGGCGATCCCAACGACTTCGCCGGATGGTATATCGAAGGCATGATGCACATGGGTGGCTTCGGTCTCTACCTCGAACTCCTGCATAATGTCGTAGAGCAAGCGGACAATGGTATGTACGGCTACTCCCGCGCAATGAGTAATGTGCTTGGCCCAACATTCGGACAAACCATTGGCGCGTGGAACACGGCCAGTGGTTTGGGTAACTTACTATGGGGTGAAGAGGGAGACCCCAACGGTAAGGGTCGGCAAGCCGCTCGTGAAGTTGTTCAACGCATCCCCGTCGTGGGAGGCTTGAAAGCAGTTAAGGAAAGTATGGTTGATCTAATGGGTGGCGAGAAATCATCCGGTAGCGGACGCTATAGCGGATCAAAGTACGGCGGATCAAAGTACGGCGGATCAAAGTACAAATAACTTAAACTCATCACACGGCTCCTTAGCGGGCCGGTCGTGATGGTGGCAGTACCACTGCTTACTCTGACCGTACATGTCAGGCATACCATGCTCACATAGGTTACAACTTGGCTTGGGCTTGATCTCGCTTGGGTGCCAGCATGAAGTGCGCTTAAAGCATCCTCGGCAGCGCCAATCTGAATCCGTCTGCGCAATCCTCTCTGGCTCCGAAACGGCTTGGGAAATTTTCTGACGCAGCGCCGCCACCTCAAACTCATCGTACTCAATAATCTGTACATGATATCGACAATCATCCTTACAGATCGCGAGTAGGTAAGACTTCTCCAACTTGCTCAAGTGCATAGCCAACATGCACTGCGCAAAGTAATTCGGATGAGAAACCTTTACCCCCTTCTTCTCAAACGCATTGAACTTACTCTTGTTCATCGTCTTGATTTCCAACACGCACGGCTCCTCATCCACATAAATGATCCCGTCCAGATGGCACACGACATGATCACCTAACGCTGTGTACTCGTATTGGTCGCCCGTTAATTCATCCACCTCACTCACACCATAGCCGCCGTTCTTCTTTAGGTCGGCCACGACCATGTCTTCAAGGGCGTGTCCTACATTAAATATGCGCAAGAGTTTTGGCGGGGGTGTGTTCTCTGGAAAGCCACGCATGGATAGGTGTAGGTAAGCGGTGCAGTCGTTACCAATAATTGACGCCCCTATATAGGAGCGTGTCTTGTACCGAATCGGATCGCCCTCCTTTTCGAGCGCGTCCATAAGTGTTTGGGCTATCAATGTATTACACCCCACACTATTGCCATACGCCCTGATCGTGTTTGCCTACGTTCACCCGTATCCGAAAGCACCTTCTTCTTTACTAAAGCGCGGATGGTTGACGAAACAGATTGATGCTTTGCGCCAAGAATTATTTCCGCTTCGTCACAGGTAAGCGGTTGCCCACCCATTAACGCAAGTACCCGGCTTGATAATGACGTACCGATTGATCTATACGCATCCACACTTGTTTGCTGTATTAGCATGATAAAACCCTCAAGCAAAAAGGGGGGCATCGCCCCCCTTTCTCCTTATGATTAAAAGTCTGGGAGTGAATCGTCGAACGGCGCCGCCGTCTCTGGTACGGGGGCGCTGTCATTATCTGGCATACGATACCCCTTCACCTCTGGTCGGCTTTCCATGATCTTGCCTGTGTTTGGGTTACGCCGCTCTTTCGACATACCCACAACCACACCCACATGCAAGCCACGAATGGTGGCAATATCACCCGGCTTGTCTGGACTAGGATGCCCACCAAATTGCAGTAAACTCTTGAGTTGGCGTTGGCCAATCTCTTGAGCCATCTTACTTGTCTTGTGATGTACGTTAATCCAATGTCGGATCGATCCACCCCCATCTACGGCTTGGAGTTCGACCATCACCTGATGGCCATTACCGTTATTCATCTCTTGCCATTCAGCGTTAGCGACACGTACATCGTACGTACCCGGCTGAAGGATTGAAATGCCTTTGGCTTCCTTTACTGCGGATAGGTCTAGGTCTGAAAAACTTGCGAATGCGTTCATGCTGCTTTCTCCTTCGTTTTAATTTGCGTTGGCTTACTTCGGCGTTGTTGGCTTTCTCGATATTTCGCGTACTGTTCTTCGGTCGCTCGTATCAATTTCAAAAGGGTTACGACGTTGTCACACGGCTCAACCGGCTTCAAACGTCCACGAGGATCACGAGACTTCCCATGCCATCCCCGAACTTCTTCCGTGATGATGAAACGCTTTATCGTTGGCGAGTTCTTATCACCATCAGTAGTTCGCACGCCACAGAAAACGTGATCGAACAGCGCGGGTAATTGCTTTGCGATTTTGTTACCCTTAACAAGGGGCCAGTAATTTACGTTACCGTTGTCATCAGACTCTTCCGACACTAGGCATGTCATGTAAATGTGCATGTCTATATCCCGTAGCCACTTTAAGGCGCCGATCATCAGACGACTGTACTCACCCCACTTCACAAACCCATTGGTCACATCTTTGAACTCTTCTTCGCAGTGTTCCATCAACTGGTCAGACAGTTCAGTTAGGCTATCAACCACAAGCCATTGATAACCTTCTTTCACGAACTCTGGGGAACCCATCATCCTGACTATCCCACGGAATGAGTACACACCATCCTCCGGCCTGTGATCTCCATCCCATGATTTGAAATCCACGTACTCAATGTCCGTGTCTTCCAAGGATTTGAGACCCCCTTCTCCCGAAAGGATTAATCCCTTGCCATACGCTTCAGCGTAGTGCCTGCATTGATGAGTCTTACCCCACCCGTGGTGCCCCATAAGCAGGGTCTTGTCTTTAATAAACTTCGTGTCATTCGTTTTCTTCGTATTAAACATTTTCATGCTCCAGAAAATCGTCTACTTCCATATCGTTATGGAATTCAACGAACGTAAGTCTCTCGTACGGAATATGTGTTAGTGCTGTATCAAGTTTGGCTTTTACTTCATCATCCAACTTCTCGTACTCAGCCTTACATATTGACAACTTGAGTGCCCCCTCAATTCCCGGTATAAATGTCAGGAGTTTTGAGGAATCCCACGTCATCCGACTGTGTGTTTTAAGCACTGCACATATATGCCCATCCAACTTTGCGATCTCGGTAGACCCCACTGTTGGGTCATCAGGCAATAGTTCACGTACGGCGTTCTCAGCGACTGTCAGGCGTTCGTTCGCAGCACGCACATCCTCTCGTGCTTGCTTCCATGCGGCTCCGGGTAGAACGTCTTTGGAGGGCTTTAAAGGCGCTCCTTCAAACTCATCCCATTCATCTGATTCAACAGCAATCGAGACTATTTTCCCCGACATTTTCACTCCCCTTGACTGATCGTTGAGTCCGGCTTATTATACACCTTTCCGGTGCCCTGTCCACACCTTTCCGGTGTTGTTGGGACGCCTTTTATCACGACGGGAGTTAAGATGCGAAGAATAGATTTGGCCCGATTAATCAGCGATCAGGGTGGAGCAAGGGCTGTGGCCGAAGCCATCGGCGTGCCACGTACCGCCCCATATAGATGGTGCCGCACAGGTAATGTGACCTTACGAACACTTGAGCGAATGTTGAGCGCGTTCCCTCATGTGCGAATCGAGAAGTACGTAATACAGGAGAGCAAAGAGCATGGTTCAGATAGCGAGGGAGGCGTCAGCACTTGACGCGGCGGGAGAGTATCTTGAGTTGGGTTGGCCGATCATTCCGATCAACCCGCAAAACAAAAAGCCTTATATATCGTGGAAGCGATTCCAAACACGACGCCCAACGGAACTTGAAGTTGAGCAGTGGTTTACGGATTGGCCTGAAGCCAGAATTGCTGTCGTTACAGGAGAACTATCAGGAATACTTATCGTCGACTGCGATAGTGAGGAAGCGCATAAGTTTGCTATAGAGGAAGGCTTATCCTCACCAGTACGGGTAAAAACAAAGCGGGGTGTTCACCACTATTTCGAGCACCCCAAAGACGGTAAGCGCAGAGGGCCGCGCGTAGGATCAAACAGTCGAGGGACAGACTGGCCCAAGTTTGACGGGATCGATTTTAGGGGCGACGGATCGTACGCCATCCTCCCTCCAAGCCAAGGGTACGAGTGGGACATAGAATACCCGTTCGACCAAACTGACCTACCACGATGGCGGGATTGGGCGCCATCAGCCCCCGCTTATGAAAGCCCCAACGTCATCGACATCGCCACTGGTGATCTTGTTGACTTCAATGCGCTTGACCTGACGGATGTGGAGACCCGTAACCGGGTGCCTGAATGGGACTCGACTGAGGTATTTGTCAAAGCCAATTGGGGAGGCGGAAAAATCCCCACCGGCCAGAGTAACGGTCGCAACGACCGGGTCATGCGTCACTTGTCCGACATGGTATTGGAGGGGCACTGGGGTGATAACCTTCGGCAGAAGGGTCGAGCCTTTATGGCGCGATTCTTTGAAGATGATCTGCCCGACTACGAGTTTGAGGCCACAGCCGCAAGCGTAGAGCGGATGGAAAAAGAGAACCATCCTGAACGGTGGATTGATGGTAAA